CTGATAGTAAAAAATTTGCAAAAAGCAAGTTTCAAAAGCATGAGAAGAGAGTTATTACTGAGAAAAAGCGAGCAGATAATGCCGTTGTTGCTCAGTTAAAAAATAGTCCAGGTAAAAATGCCTCGTATAGGGATTTTATTACCGGAAAAAAAAGAAATAAACCAAGATATGTACCGCATGCTTGGGATAATTTCCTCCCCGACCGCCACACTTTTCGTTCTTTTCTTCATCCGATGGATGATGAAATTGATATTGAATGGCGAGCCCCGACGCCCATTTCTTTCGCTCAACGCTGTAAAAACTATGTTTCAGATTCATTTACTGGTTTCGGTAGATCTTTTGTTCAGCATCACACCACCCGATACGGGTTGATAGGTTCAATATATCGATTCTCGTGTGGTTTCTTTTTAGTGAAGACACCCAAGAGGATATTGAATTGGATATATGGTACTGATGCCATACGACGATTTGAAAGGAATTTCTTTTTTGAATGCCAAGCGATGAGCTATTTGAATTTCAATGACAATATTTTGTCACCTGTTTATAGAACTATTATTTACAGTACGAAAAAAGCAAGGCCCACAATTAAAAATATTGACATTTGGGTTTCTTATTTCATGGCAGTAAAAGATTGTCACAACATTAGCCAGTTCGCATTTATAACCTATAGTAATGCTCGCGCTCTTGGTTTCGAACTTCTACAGCCTTATTTGGAACAAATGTTTATTACTTTAGAAAGGAGAATGATATCTCCACAAGCTTTCGATGGTTTTGATTTTGAAGAATTTATATCTTTTTTTTCTAGTAAGATTGAATTTTACAAAATTTGTCGTAGCTCTAAAGCGTTGAATTTTTTAATTGAATTGTTTTCGATGTTTGTTTCGTTTGCTGGCTGTAATTTATCAAACATAAAATTTAAAATAGCTGGTGTAAAATTATTTAAAGATGGTTTCTTGCGCACACTTGAACGTAGTCGCCCAACAATAACAGATATTTTTGACTTATTATTTAATATGTCAGATTATTTTGTTAAAATAGGATATTTGTGTTACAAGACTGGTTC